TTGCGATATTCGTTGGCAAGCACGACCGCGTCGCCGCCTGTCGCTTGCCCCGTGATCGTGGACGCAGCCGACGCCGTGGCCAGCAGCGCATTGAGGCCGGTGTCGTAAAGGGTGGAGCCCTTCACCATGCCTTCGCCCGGTTCGTGGTTATACGGCACATATTGCTCATCGAGGGCGATCATCGCGCTGTCGGTGGCAATCGTTGGCAGAACCGTTGGCGCGGCAGTGTTCGAGCGTGTCGCCAATGTATTCGACGCGGGTTCAAACGAGCGGAAGATGCCTGCAGCCAATGCGCCCGCGCCGAGCATGAACAGGCGCCCGCAAAGCAGTTCGTAGCGCGCGCCCGTTGCCGGGGTGAAGGTCAGCGCCGTTTCCAGCGTGATGACGGGCGTGGTGCTGGCAGTGTTGCCGACGATCCACCGCTCTTCCGTCTTGCCAGCGACGGTGTCGATGATGCGCAGCCTGAAGCCGAGTTCGCCCGAGCCGCCACGGTTGGCCAGCATGTTCAGGCCCACCGCCGTCGGGAGGGCGGTGGACAGCGTGACACTGGTCGTGGTCGCACCCGCCGCAATGGTGCCGACAGCGCCAAACGAGGGCGCGAAGACCGACGTTGAGCCTGCGCCGAACGTGCCACCTGTCAACGGGGTGGTAGTGACCAGCTGCCACGACTTGGTGACGATGTTGTAGCGGTTCAGAAGGGCGTTCGACAGCAGGTTGTAGACGAACGGGTTCCGGGTCGAGTTGTTCCGCAGGTCGCTTGCCATCGACGCCGCCGCGACGTGAGCGTTCGGCGAGGGCGCGACCTGCGCCCACATCATGCGGTCAATGACTTTCTTGAATGTGTTGGCCATCAGGTAATCCTTGCCCGGTGGCAGTTGGCCCAGGCGGAAAGGTTGGTCTGGTTGATGAGCATCGCGCCGTTTCTGCCGTCGATGTTGGTCAAGCCCGTGACCGTGGTGCAGGTGGTCACCGTCGTGACGGTCGTGACGGTCCCGCTTTCGATGATGCCCGTGACGCGCTGGCGTGACAGCGAGCGGTCAAAGCCCATGGGCGACATAAGGACGTTTAGAATGCGCGCGAGGATCGACATCGCGCCGGACACTTCCTGCGTCGGCATTGGGTCTGCAGGCGAAACATCCACCGCCGACCCGTCAGCGCCTGTGACAGGCTTGATGCGCTGGTAAAGCACGCCGCCAATATCGTCCGCCGCAACCGTTGCGCCTGCGCCGGGCGTATAGCCTACGTTGTCAGCCATCAGGCGTTACCGTCTGTCAGGGTGAAGCTGGTAATGGTGAAGCTGGCCCCCGCCGTGAACGTTGTGCTGGTCACGATCATGTCGGTTGCCGCCGTGCCCACCGTGCCCTGCATGTGACAGGTCGAGCCGCCGCTGTCATAGATGCGGAAATGCGTCGCCGTGCCCGAGTTGTTGGCACTGAGGTCCTGCCACGTGCCGAGGATGCCCTTCGTGCCGCCGGACGCCGCCGCCATCCAGTCGGACGGCAGGTTCAGTTCGGCAAGCACCGCCCCGGCATCCGCCGCCGCGCAATTGGCAGGCAGCGCGCCGTCACGTATACGCAGGATAGGCGACACGCCCACCGTCGTTTCGATGGCGTCAAGGCGTGCATTGCGCACCGTTGTCGATAGCTGGATGGCCATTAGTTCACCGTGCCTACAAGTTCAACGCGCTTCTCGCCCGTGCGCGGGTCTTTGACCAGGCGCTTGGGGGCGGCCATGACCTGCGCGACCTGCGCAATGGCTTGTGCCGCCTGCTGGATGCCACCTGCGGCCTGCGCCATCATCTGCGTGTTCTGCACCATGATGTCCGCCGTCTGTGCCTGCGCGGCTGCGATGACTTCCGCCGTCTGGCGCTGCGCCATGATCATGGCTTCCTCGCCCGGCGTCAGGAACGAGAATTCGCCTTGCGCCTCTTCCGGTTCTTCGCCTTCCATAGATGGCACCGCCCGGCGCTTGGCCTTCATGCTGGCCTGCAGCGTGGTCTCGCGCATGGCGTTGATGTGGCCCTGACGGTCGGACACGAACTGCATCTGCGCCAGCTGCATCTGCCGCTGGTGCTTCACGTCGTCCAGTTCGTTCTGCCGCTGCAGGCGCTGCATTTCCACTTCCTGGTCCAGCATCATGCCCTGCCGCTTGGCTTCCAGCATGATCTGCTGCTTTGCCTGTTCGGCCTGCACGGCCTGTTCTGCCGGGTTCGGCGCGCCTTGGGCCTGCTGGGCTTGGGCTTCCTGCGCCTTCTGCAGCTTGTCGATCAGCAGGCGCTTCTTGGGCAGGCTCGAGGCTTCCAGCAGCACGTCGGGCGGGATCGGCATTCCGGCCTGTACCAGTTCAGTCAGGCGCTGGAACTGCTCTTCCTGAATGACCGCCGTGTCCGGCGTGCTGTCGATGACAATGTCCACGTCCATGTCAGCCGGGCTGTTCTGCATCTGCATGGCAGGCTGGCCCGTCATGGGGTCGACCTGCGGCTGCCCCGTCATCGGATCCACCACAGGCTGCGGCACGTTCAGGCCCACGAAGCGCGGGGCCATTTCGTCGTCGGTCACCCGGATCCACTTCGGTTCATTCCAGAACTGCTTGATGCAGTCCCAAAACGCGCGATAGCAGCGCAGCGTCCAGTCATCGAACTGGGCCAGAAGCGGGGCCTGTTCGGTCAGGCCCGCCTGCTGTTCGGCAAGGATGGCCCGACCCGACTGCCCTGCCCCGCGCCCAACGATGCCGGGCGTCGGCGACTGGCGGCGCATTTCTTCCTTGGCGTCCTGCAACAGCTGAAGGTGGCCGGGCGCAAGGTTGCGGTCGCCCAGTTCTTCGATCTGCCCTTCACGGGCTTCGATGATGCCGTCGGGCTTGGCCCATTCGCGGCGCACCTGGTCGATGTCCTGCGTGCCGGGATCGACCCGCAGCTTGGCCACGTTCAGCAGATGCACGGCCTTCGAGCGCGCCTTGTTGATGGCGTCCTGCGGGCCTACCATGTCGGCCACCGCGCCATAACGGCGGTTCTCCATGTCAACGTAGGCGCTTTGGGCAAGGATCGGGCACTTGGGCCGTCCTGTCTTGCTGTCCAGAAACGGGCTTGGCCCTTCTTCCAGAATGCCGCCCGAGACGAAGACGCACTTGTGCCAGTCCGCGGCCTTGCGCTTGTACATTTCGAAAACCATGACGCGCCGGGTGCGGCTGTCGGCCCATGCCCAGCCATCTTTCGGGCGGTCGCGGAACGTGTCGCTGGCCGTCATGAATTCGAACGATTGCCGGATCTCCTGCTGCTTGTCCGGGTACAGGTCAAGGATGTCCTGCTCGTCCATCCACTTGGCAAGGCCCATATAGCGCGCGTCGGAAAAGTCCCCGTCACGGCTGTAGGGGTCGTAGAAGAATTCTTCAGGACGGATGCGCCTTAGGCCGATCTCCGCGCCTTCCGCCATTTCCGTGACGCCTGCGCAAATGCCCCAGATCAGGAAGTCCTTCAAAGCGTCGCGCCGTTTGGCTTGGAACCGCGTGACGTCCGCCACATAGCGCAGGCCGTCGGTCGCGACTTCGGCGCTGTCCTGGTCCTTCGGCGTGCGGCCCCAGCCCTTCGGATCGGTGCGGCCCCGTTCAACAATGCCGATGATCGCGTTCACCGCGGGCTTGATGTGGTTGAACACCAGCGCAGGCTGGCCGCGGGTTTCCAGCACCCGGCGCTCTTCGTCTGTCCACTGGTCGCCGTCATAGTAGGACTGCCACACCTGCGCGCGCCGACGCGCGGCGTCCAGCATGTCCATCGCGACCTGCGCCTTGCGCTTCATGTCGTTCAGGTAGGTGTCAGCCTCCTGCACTTTAGCCTTGGCGTTCTGTGCGTATGCCATCAAGCGGTCTTCCAACTTCCTTGCGGCGCTCGCGGACGATGCCGGGCGTAATTGTCGATAGGGGGCGAGGCCGGGCGCTTGTTCAGGAGCGCAGGCCACGCTTCGTCAACCGCGCGCCCGATCAGGCCGCAGCAGTCGACCGCGTCGTCATGCTTGCCAGCCGGAAACCGGACCAGCTGGTCTAGAACGTCATTGGCCCATGGCGACTTCGGAAAGCTCACTTTCCCGTTCGCCGCCAAGGCTTGGAAGGCGCGCGCCCGTGTGGGCTTGTCCTTCACGGAGTTGATCCATTCAATGCTGGCGAAAGCCTTGCGCTCGTTCATGCGCTTGGCCAGGATGCCTTCGATGGCCCGGCGGATGACGCCGCCTTCGGCGAAGACCGTGAACGGCTTGTGCTTCTGCACGAGGTCCAGCAGGCGTTCGAT